ACGAGTGGAAGCACAAGGCGAGCCGGCCGGATAATCATTTTCTAGATTGTCTGGTCGGATCAGCGGTCGCGGCGTCGGTTATGGGGGCGGCGTTGCCAGTTCAAGGGGATCACTTAGAGATTCCCGTTCGTAAGCGGCGACGGCGTCGTCGAGTTTCGTATTCTTGATGGAGTGAGAGAAAATGACGAAGAAGAAAAGCACGAAGAAGAGCACGAAGAAAACGGAGCCGCGAGCGTATGGAACTCGGGTAGAATCTATCTTCGTTCCGGTCCATTGTCCGAAGTGTGGATCGGGCAAGCGGGAGAAGTTCAAAGGGACGGCCACTCGCATTGAGACAACCGGAGTCTCATCGATCACCGGCGAGCAATACAATGTCGTCGTAAAGAGAAGAACGGCTTGCCTCGAATGTAAGCAAGCGATCACGGCGACTTCATTTGAATGGGATAGCGACGTCGAGAAAAAAAATCGAGCGGCTCACGAAAAGCGTCGACGGTTCGAGAAGAAACGTCTTCGGGGAGATCAAGAAGCCCAGGCCGAGTATCTCGCTCGACAGGCGGCGAAGAAGAAAAAACGCGAAGAACTAAGGATTCGCCGAGTGAATGGCGAACCGGAACCGTTGACGACACAAGAGCAAGCCGACACGGTTCGACGGCAAGCAATTAAAGACCGACGATCGAAGAAAGGACGGTCATCGACGAAATCGGAATAGTGTCGATGACACTTTCTCGAATTGAAGCTTTCGCGGCTGTCTCTAAAACTCCCTCTTGATGTCGGTGGTTCGGTCGGTTCGAGAGAGCGTAACGCTCTCCGCCGATCGGCCGATATCCCTCTCGGGTGACGGACGACTTTTGCCGAGGTCTCCGTCATCTGGAAAAAACAAGCCGGGGAGCCTAGATCGATGGCTGATAATACGACCCGGATCGCTGATATCGACGAGATTATTCGGGCTGGTATTAAAACCGTCGTTAACGACGGGACGACGATAACGCACGACTTCGACGTTCTCGCCAAAGAACGGCGACGGCTTATCGAAACCGACAACACGCTCGGGCCGCAACGTCGGCCGCGTTCGTTTTATTGCGATCTTTCGAGCTTCTAGAAATGCCGAACCTGATCACGCGAACTTTCCAGCGGGCGACGTCGTTCGCCGTCGACTGGAACAACATCGACGGCTCGGCCGGAAGTGTCGGCGGCGGTGTTGACGCGGTCGGGCAAACTCAGAAGCGTCGGAACCCGTCGGGCAAGGTTCGACATCTCGACGACGAAGTGAAAGACAAGACGCGGAAGGGTATCACGCTCTCCGCTCGCAACGTCACTAGAAACTTCGAGACGGCAGCCTGGGCGATCCGGAAGCATCTCGATTTTGTTTCTCGATTCACGTTCAACGCGAAGACCGGGAACGACTCGTTCGATAAAGAGATCGAGAGCTTTGTACGTTGGTGGGGACGTCCAGAGAACTTTGACGTCACCGGGCGTCATTCGCTCTTGAAGACGATCCGGATGGCGGAAGGGAGTCGCTGCATCGACGGTGACATCTTCGCTCTAAAGATTTCGAGCGGTCGAATTCAAATGATCGAGGGTGATCGGGTTATAACTCCGACCGATCCGAAATTGAAATTCAATGACGATCTCATTTTCAACGGCGTCGAGACAACTGTTTCCGGACGTCCGAAGCGGTACGCTTTGCACGCTCGAAAGCGGAACGGCGGTCTCGAATTCTCTCGATGGGTTCCGCGTCGGAATCTCTTCGTTCACGGTTTTTTCGATCGCTTCGACCAACAACGCGGGTTGTCTCCGTTGGTCGCGAGTTTGAATCGATTCCAAGACGTATACGAAAACTTCGACTACGCTCTCGCTCGATCAAAGGTCGCTCAACTCTTCGGGCTGGTGATCACGCGAGACGCGGTCGAGAACGGCTTCGGGACAGTCACCGGGACCGACACGGACGCGGACGGGGTCGACGACAAATTCGACGTGAAGCTCGGGACGCGGCCGATGGTGCTCGATCTCGACCCAGGCGAAGGGGCGGAGTTCCTCGAAAACAAGACGCCGGCCGTCGAGTTCCAGCAATTCACCGACACGATGATCGCGGTCGCTTTGAAGTCGCTCGACATTCCGATTTCGTTCTTCGACGAGACCAAGGGCAACTTCTACGGCAATAAATCAGCGGTTACGCTCTACCTGCAATCCGCACGCGACAAACGCGATGACGTTCAAGAGCTTCTCCGGAAGCTCACGATCTGGCGGCTTCGTCTTGCGATCGAGGACGGCGATGTCGTTCTTCCGCGAACGATCACGTCGATGGAAGACATCGCGTTCGAGTGGATTCCGGCCGGTATTCCGTGGTTCGATCCGCGAGACGTTCGCGGCGATGTCGACGCGATCAAAGCTGGGCTGAAAACACGCGAACAAGTTCGCCGGGATCGCTTCGGTGATTCATGGATGGAAGACGTCGTTCCCGTACTCGAAGCCGAGCAGCGGGTGATCGAAGAACGCGGCTTGCGTCTCACGATGGAAGCTCCGCCGATCCAAGTCGTATCGACGGAAGAACTCGAACTCGAAACGGAGTCGCGATAAATGCCAACAATTCTCGACGTGATCTCTCTCGATCCTTCCCGCGACCGGACGCAAGTCTCTCGCGGCTTGTTCGCTGTCGGTGATTCCGTTGCTGTCGACGGTGGCGATCGCGGGGTTGGCGTGATCCGTGGGGCGTCATTGATGGCTGTCGGCGAAGCTCTCGGGCATGGGGCGTGGGTCGATCAAGAAGCGTTGGAGCAAGTTGTCGATCTCGGGAGTCAAAGCCAGAACGGAATCAAAGTACGTTTTGCCCATCCGTCGATGTCGGGCGATGGTCTCGGGAGCTATCTCGGACGGGCGAACGCTCTCCGGCTGTCGGAAGACGGCTCGAAGGTTCTCGGCGATGTTCACTTTTCGCCGACGAGTCGAGACACTCCCGACGGCGATCAAGGCCGGTACGTTATGGGGCTCGCGGAAGATGATCCAGAAGCGTTCGGAATGTCGATCGTCTTCTCTCACGATCAAGGGGCGGAGAGTCGGTTCTTCGCCACACACGAAGACGCGGAAGGAAACTTTGTTTCCCCTGATGAGTTGAACGTCTCGAACTTCCCTCACATCCGGCTCGCCGAACTTCACGGCGTCGACTTCGTTGATGAGCCGGCGGCGAATCCCGACGGGCTTTTCCATCGTGGACCGACGGCCGACATTCTCGGCCAGGCCGAATCAATTCTGGAATACGCTCTCGGGCTGACAGACGACGAGCCGTCGAATACAGGCGGTCTTTCGGCTGTTCGCTTCCGAGGCTTTGTGTCTCGATTCCTTTCGGGTCGAGGCTTGTCACTTATCTCAATAACAGAAGGTGAAGCTATGGCAGAAACCGGAACGGCCGTCGTTGATGACGTGGTCGAAGACGTGGTCGACGAAGTTGTCGAACCGACGGACGAAGACATCGCGACGGTCGAAGCTTCCGACGAGCCGACCGACACGACCGACGACGAAGAACTCTCTTCGGAGACGATCGAAGCGTCGAAGCTCGCGAAGTACGTCGACAAGTTCGGAGCCGTGAACGGCGTTAAGTACATCCAAGAAGGGATGTCGTTCGAGGACGCTCTTTCGGCCGAGCTCGATTCCGCGAATACGAAGCTCGCAACACGCGAGACAGACAGGGGTGAACCTGGTCCGGTCGACGAGTACGCGGGCGGAGACACTGATGGCGGTATTGCAGCGAAGAAAGCCGCAATGAGCCGAAGAAACGGAGGTGGTCTCCCGATTCGGATCAGCGGATCACAAGGAATCGTATCGAGTAACTAACGTAAGAACCGGGGCGGCAACGAGACCCCATAGACGCAGCGGAGAGAGGTTTCCTTTCGGATAGGGAGCCTATCAAATGGCCGATGCTTTTTTGACACTGGCGGAAGTTGCCAAGGTAAATGATGCGAACAATGTCGACTTGGGCATTTCTGATTTACTCGACGAATCCCCTCTCTTGGCTCGTCTCGCGACTCTCGACACGGACGGGAACACATATAAGTATCTCAAGCAAACGGGAGCTCCGAGCGTTGGGTTCCGGACCGTCAACGACGGAGTCGAGAACACGGCGAGTACGGACACGGAAGTCACCGACACGCTGAAGCTCCTTGATTGCTCGTTCGTGGTCGACAAGGCGATCGCCGATCAGTACAGACACGGACCGGAAGCTCTCGTCGCTCGCGAAGCGATGCGGCATCTTCGATCCGGTTTCTCGACGGCCGAGATTCAAACTATTTACGGAGCCGGAACCGGCGGCGATGCAAGCGGATATGTCGGGCTTGCTGATGATGCCCAACTCGACGGCTTGGCCGACGAGATGGTGATCGAAGCGGGTGGCGTTGCGGTGGACGTCCAGACGTCTGTATGGGGCATCCGAAGCGGCGGTGACAATCGCGATATGTCGTTGATCACAGGCATGGATGGAAACATTCAGATCGGTGAGACGACCGTTCAGTTCATCGACGGAGCGACTGGTCGATATCCGGTCTATGCCACTCCGATCTTTGCGTGGTTAGGTGTTGCGATTGGCGGAGCTCGTTCTGTCGGTCGGATTTGCAATATCGACGCGACGGCGACTCTAGACGACGACGATCTCGGCGATTTGATATCCCTGTTCCCTGCGGGTCGCGGTCCGGATCATCTTGCAATGAACCGGACGAGTATCGGGCAACTCCGCAAGAGCCGAACGGCGACGAACCAGACTGGTGCTCCGGCTCCGTTTCCGACCGAAGCTCATGGGATTCCGATCGTCGTGACAGACTCCATCAATTCGACGGAGGCTGTGGTCGCGTGACGATGGAAAGTCGAGCAACGCTCGTGGCGTTCGGGTCTCTCAAGAGAGCTTCGGGCGTCACGATCACATATCGCCGAG